TGTTCCGATCCAGGCCCAAGTACAATTGCGTGATCGGGCATGGGGACGGGTAAGGGACAGGGTACGGGGACATGCGAGGGTACGGGTCCGGGTGGGGGGCCGGGTCCGGGTCCGGGTCCGGGTACGGGTACGGGTACGGGTACGGGTACGGGGACGGGTCCGGGTACGGGGACGGGTCCGGGTACGGGTACGGGGACGGGGACGGCCCGGAAAAATATTGGCTCTCAACGATCCAATATTTTTCTAAAACATGGACGGATCGACAACGCGCACGGCTCGCTGAACTCGAAGCATCAGGCGCAAAGATCGCTTTCTGGCGTAGCAATTCTGATGGCCGAGCATGCAATGGTGGCAAAAGTGCCGAGCCCGTGAAACCAGGTACGGTCGAGCGAATCAAAGGACCGCTGCGTATTTGCTCGAAGTATGCACTACACGCAACCGCTATTCCGCCCAAGTGGGAGGGACAGCGTGTGTGGGTAGTTGCGCTCATCGGCGAGTTGCAACAAGACGAAGACAAGTTTGGAGCGCTCGAACGAGAAATCATCGGCGAATGCTTATGAGAAACGCTGATACAGAGGACGCGAATCAAGTCACTCGTCGCCAGGGCTGGCTGATCCTGACAGCGCAGATCCTGGCGATCATTCTCAGTCTGGCTGTGATCTATGCGTTCAGCCAGTCCGAACAGCAGCAGTGCGAGTGGTTCAATGAGTGAGTCTGATGACATCCAGGACCGACTGCGCGAAGCCTACCTGCGCGTACACGAACGGCAGATGAAAGCGCTGGTGAGCGCGAATGAAATCGCGAGGCGCATGCACAGCCGCGACTGGATCTCATTTGACTGGGATGCACGGGAGCTCGTGGAGGGCACATGAAGACCTACACCAATCCGCGCGAGGCATTTGGCGAGATGAAGCGACTCAATAAGCTTGTCGGCCGACCGGATTACACCGTCGTGACGACGGTCGATGGCGAGTATCGCATCATGCAGTTCAGTCACGATCGCGCGTTCATGGTCTGGAAGATCCACTTCACCCAGCGCTGGGCGGAGATGGCCGCGCGTCGCATCCAACGCACAGCGCGGAGGGCGCGAGCGTGAACATACTTGCCGCCGTCCTGCTCTTCATCGGCATGCTGACAGTCGTGCTCATCGTGCGCTGGGCGATCGACTACTTTTGTCACCATCGCGACATGCGCATGAATGCGATCGCGCGCGGGCCGTCGCCGAACTGTGACCGGCCGTGAACGCTAGACTCAAAGAACTCCCGGCTTGGCCGCAACCGTCCACATACGACGCGGAGCGTAAAGAAGAGTTGCGTCACAAGTATGCGGCCGAGCCGGAGCCTAATTTGGAGTGGCAGGACATTGCCGCCCAGGACGCGGGAATTCCCCGCAGCGGAGAGATTTGATGAACGCAGTTGTCACTCAGCAGAGTTTGCCCGGAATGCCGGAGCCGTCAAGCATCTTGGAGATCGTGAGTCGCGCGGCCAGTGATCCGAATGTAGATGTCGCCAAGACTGAAAAACTGCTCGAGATGTACGAGCGAATCGCGTCGCGCAACGCTGAGATCGGTTTCAATCTCGCTATGAAGGCGGCTCAGGAGGAAATGCCAAAGATCCTGCGCAACCGAAAGAACGATCAGACGAATTCCAAGTACGCGGACCTGGAAAAAGTCAATGACGCCATAGTCCCGATATATACCAAACATGGATTTTCATTATCGTTCGGCACAGCGGACTGCCCCATTAAGGACTACTTCCGTGTGACCTGCCTAGTGTCCCACGGCGCCGGACACTCCCGGCAGTATCAGGCTGATCTTCCGATCGACATGTCAGGCATCAAGGGCAACGTCAATAAGACTCCTATGCATGGCTTCGGCTCGACGATGAGTTACGGACGCCGCTATCTGACACTACTGATCTTTAACATCACGCTCACTAACGAAGATAACGACGGTAATCGAGACGGTGAAACACTGAATGAAGAGCAGATTGCCAACATCCAGGCACTGCTGACCGAAGTGAAGGCAGATGAGAAGGCTTTCATGAAATGGGCTCGGATCGATTCGCTAGACCAAATCCTTGCAAAAAACTACTCGGCCGTCGTTAAGACGATCGAGGCCAAGAGGAAGCGCTAATGCTCGAAGTCTTCAAGTGCGAGCAAGGCTCACCGGAGTGGTTTGCGTGTCGCTTGGGAATCCCAACGGCCAGCGAGTTCAAAACGGTAATGGCAAAGGGCGAAGGCAAAACGCGACGCACCTACATGCTAAAGCTTTTGGGAGAGCGCCTGACCGGGGAACCATCCGATAGCTACTCAAATGCCCACATGGAACGCGGGCAGATCATGGAGGCCGAGGCTCGCGATCTGTACACGTTCATGACAGACGTTGAACCCGAGCGCGTTGGCTTTCTGCGTGACGGCGATAAGGGCTGTAGTCCCGATGGACTAATTGGCGCGGACGGGATGACCGAGATCAAGACGAAACTGGCGCATCTTCAACTGGAAGTTTTGCTGTCGGATCGCTTGCCGCCAGAGCACGTCGCGCAGTGCCAAGGAAACCTGTGGGTGGCTGGCCGCGAGTGGATCGACTTCTGTTCTTATTGGCCGAAGCTTCCGCTTTTCGTGAAGCGTGTGTATCGCGATGAACTCTACATCAAGAAGCTTGCTGTCGAAGTCGACGCGTTTAGCAGCGAGATGTTGGAACTGATGGCGAAGGTCGATCCATCTAGGGTTGCGGCATGAAGTTATGGCTCGCGAAAGTTGAGCGTTCTGGAAAGGTCGGCTTGGTGCCGACCGACGATGACGCGCGAGCCATCATCAACCGCATGGGCGCCGGTGAATGCGCCCAGTTTGAAATCATTCGTCCGCGCAGTTTGCAATGGCACAAGATGTATTTCGCCATGTGCCGCGAGATCGGAAAGAATCAAGATCCTCAGCGCGACGAGGACAGTATCGACTACGAGTTACGCATTCTCGCTGGTCACTACGATGTGATGTACGTCGAGGGCCACGAGATACGTATGCCGAAGCGTATCGCATTCCACAAGCTAACTTATGACGAATGGTCCGCGTTGTGGCCTTCCTTGGAAATCGCGATCCGCGAGCGTTTCGGAAACGAGTACATCAGGGAGTGCGCGGCGTGAATGCGGAAAAGAAACTCAGTACATGCGCGAATTGTGGCGCTTCCTATTTAAAGCGTGCCGATCGCATTCGTAATCCGGATTTTTGTTCTATAGGTTGCAAAAAGGCTGCGACACTACAGCGCCGAAACTCCCTCAATAGAACTTGTGATTATTGTGGCACAAGGTTCGTTCCTCGCATTTACCAAGTAAAACAAAACCAAGGAAAATATTGTTCGAAACGGTGTTCCGCGAAAGTCACTCAACCGTTAACTCTCTCACGTAAATCGCGTCAAAAAGCTTCCGAGACATGGAAGAGAAACGGGAACAGTGTGCCTTCTGGGCCAGCTAACTCCCAATTCAAGGGCCGCAAAATATCAGATGGCTACGTATGGGTGTGGCAAGAGTATTGCGGATATATCGCAGAGCATAGATTAATTGCCGAGAAGATGCTCGGTAGGAAATTAAATGCCGACGAGGTTGTTCATCATAAGAATGAGGATCGCGAGGATAACCGACCGGGCAACCTCCAAGTAATGAGCAGGGCGGCTCACATGAATGAGCACCGATCACAACTCATTGCTTCGAGAACGAGCCGCAAATGAATCAAGATCGCATTACCAGATTAGCCAGAGAGCGGGGATGCATGGTCCGCGTGCCAGCGGTTTGCAACGGAAACCGTGAGACGACGGTTTTAGCGCACTACCGACTTATCGGTCTAAGCGGTGCCGGTATGAAATCCCCATCAATTATTGGGGCCTTTGCGTGCAGTGATTGTCACGACGCAATAGACGGCAGACGACAGACACAATTTAGCAGAGAGCAATTGCGATTGATGCATGCAGAAGGCGTGATGCGCACGCAAGCTCAACTGATCGCGGATGGAATCGTCTCATGGTGAGGAGAACGGCAATGTGGATGCTCGTAGTAATCATGGTGGCGGCGGATGGGTCGACGGCATTCGTGGAGTTCCCGGTGTTTGACACGCTCGCGGAATGCAAAGCCGTGACAGCGCCCTGGATGAACGTGCCGACACAGTTCGGGCGGATCGCGGGCGCGGCATGCGAGCCGGCGAGAGGATTGCAGACATGATGGCCGAACAGCGCTGCATTAGGAGAAGAACATGACAAAGATCGAAGAATTCAAGCAAGCTAAGTTCGTTGCCGAAACGATTAAGCGGAGCGTGTCCCAGATCCTGGGTCGCGATTCGTCGCAGAACGACAAGCATTGCTTCACTGTGAGCTTCGCAGGCTTAGCGCCCGGCGATTGGTCAGACATGACCTTCCGCATTCACGCCTCGCATGGCTATTACGGAAGCTCAAGCGGCTACAGCAATTCCAGCGAGGAGCTCGGCAAGTTCTTAGCACGTTCAATTCAGCGTCATGCAGTGGCGATTCTTGAATTCGCGTCCAAGCTAGCGGATGACGAAGCAGAGAAGGCGCGCAAGGCAGCCGAGAACGAAGCAAAGGCAGTGCTGCAAGAGACTGCCGCATGAGCGAACAGCGGGTAATGAACGCAGTGATCGACAAGATCCTGGCCGAGTGGGCGGATAAGGGAAAGATCATAGAAGGTGGTTGGGCTGCATACGTCGCTACTTCGGGCCTGGATACTGCGCCGGATATCCAGCGCCAAGAAATGCGTAAAGCCTACATGCTCGGCGCTCAACATCTATTCGCGAGCATCATGAGCATCATGGATGCAGATCGAGAGCCAACCGCTCGCGATCTACAGCGGATGGATTTGATTCACAAAGAATTGGAGGCTTTCCGTGTCTCTCTCACAAACTGACGGTTGCGCAATCGAAATGACGCCGCTGAGCTTCACGCGGCGCCTTTGGAGGCGGCTATACCCTCAACGGCGAGTTCCAATTCCAGAGGATACGGAAGGATTCGCGCCCAGCTACATGGTGACTGGCGTAGTCGCCCACTTAGATTGGCTGGATCGCCTGCGTCTATTGGTCAGCGGCAATATTCGCGTCGAGATACAGACCAAAACCGACGTGATCGTTAGGAAGATGGTCTCTCAAAGCGTGGTGTCTGTCCTGCCGCCTGGGAAACACATGCCATGAACACACCGCTGTCCACTGATCCGCGTTGCTATGTCTGCAAAAAGGCAGAGCGTGATGACCCAGAAGTTGAACTGAGGCCATACGGTCCTAATGGCGCATGGCTTTGCTTTGACTGCATGAAGGCAGATCCCGCGCGAGAGGCCGAAGCGCATAAGCAGTTCGCGGCGCAGTTAGATTCTGCTGGGCCCGTGGTGCTCATTGGTGAAAAGTCTGGGCCGCGCCGACTGGATAAGCACCGTGGATAACCGGACCGCAGAGACGAACAACGAATGTGAGCTCTCCGCGCCAGAACAGAGAGTTTGCGATCGATTAGTATTCGGTGAGACGAATCGCGAAATCGCAAATCATTTGAATCTGGCGGAGAAGACCGTCAAGAAGCATCTCACCTCAATCATGAAGAAGATCGGCGCGACGAACCGTACAAAAGCTGCATTGATGTTAGCGGGCGCGCTTAGCGTTCAACAGGTGACGCGATGACCCAAGAACAGAAGTTCTGCAATTGGGAAGAAGATGAGATCGGTGTATGGCATACCGAATGCGGCGAACTGCATTCGCTCATCGATGGTTCTCCGGCTGATAACAAGATGCGATTTTGCTGCTATTGCGGCGGAAAGCTCGCGCAGTGCTCATATGCAGAAGGACTCGAAGATGACAGCGAATGAGTTGCCTTCCTTAGAACTCCGCCTCACCGCCGTACTTGTTCCGCCACCGGAGGAACTGCGCGCAGGCAGACGTGAAGAGCGATTGGAGAAGGATGTAGCGATTCACAACGCTGGCGCCGAAGTCGGCCAGCTGCTGACATCCGTCAACAACGCGGGCACGTTTCAGCGCGGCGGTACGCTCGTGCTAACAATTCGATCCGTGGAGAATGCCTGCGCGGTTTCCATGGCGATGTCATCAGATCATGAGAGCGAGTCGTGACAGAAGAAGAAGGCAAGACGGCGATGCGTGAGGCGGTGACCTCAAAAACTCTAGTCGAACGGTTGCGGGAAGGGACGGAAGACTGCGTCCTGTTTAACTGCTCAAAGCTTCAGAGGGAAGCAGCCGACGAGCTCGAGCGGCTACAGCGTAAAGTGCTAACGCTTGAGAATCACATGGTCGATGTCTATAACGCGCAGGACAGAGTCGCGTCCGAGACGGAGGCGCGTCAGCCAGACGGCTACGCATACCGCTATCCGACGGAACTTGGATCTGTGATTCGCTTCAGCAATGGCGGCCCCGTCAATGGCGCGCGTCCTAGCGAATCAATTCCGTATTTCTTCCGCACACCTGAGAAAACAACGGTCATCGATGCTCGAATCCACCAAGGCAACGACTTAATCGTTGATGGGGTTGAGTTAGCGAAGTTCGTCACGGTGAGAATCACGGGCACCGTTAGCTTTGGTAAGAAAACTGACGCCCCTGCCGATGAGGTCCACGGCTGGCAGTGCGGCAACTGCAATGTAATCAATGAGCTCACCGACACAGCTTGCGCATTCTGCAAGCGCGATCGACGCTCACGTCCCGCTGTGAAAGCAGACGAGGGTAAGCCGGCCTCTCAGGAACAGAATGATTCTGTCAATCCATCATTCACTAATTGCACGGCGAAGCATGACGAGATGGGCTTTCCGCCGGTTGGATTGGTGTGAACGAGTCACCAGTTACAACGGAGAACAACAATGGGTAGAGAAGTCCGAAGGGTTCCGAAAGATTGGCAGCATCCTACAAACGAGTATGGCCACTTTGTTCCGCTTTTTGATGGGTCGCGGCTGGAGCCTCGTACCAAGGAATGGGACGAAGAGGCGGCGCAGTGGGCAAATGGATTCGTGAGGAGCTACAAGGAAGGCGTTGACTGGCAGCCGCGCACCGAAAGCGAGTACGCGACCAAGTATGAGACTTACGCGGAGTACGCTGGTGAGCGGCCAGATCCAGCGGACTACATGCCTGCATGGGCTGAATCTGAACGCACTCACTACATGATGTACGAAGACACGACCGAAGGCACGCCGATCAGTCCGGCATTCGAAACCCCCGAGGAATTAGCACGTTGGCTTACTGACAACGAAGCAAGTTCTTTCGGTGGTATGACGGCGAGTTATGAGGCGTGGCTTCGCGTGTGCAAGGGAGCTTGGGCTCCTGGGATGGTCGTGACTCAGCATCCGGATGGCGCCGCAACCGTGCAAAGCGGTGTAGAGGCGCTGTGAGCGAGGATGTGCAATGAAATACGGCTTCGGCATCGTCGATAAACTCGACCGCCCCTGGTGGGGAGAGAACTGCGTCTCTCAGGATGCGGGATCACTGGAGGAAATCCTCGTGAGCCTAAACGATGAAGAGTTCGGCGAATCAGGTCAGCCGTATCGCGTTGTGGAATTGGTATTTGATGCATCTGTGGGCAAGGTCTGCGGTTAAGGAGTGAGCGGCGTGGTAAGTGGACACGCAAAAAAGGTGGCGGCTACAAACAGCCGAAGGGGATGGCAGCCCGCCCGGCCCGCAAGGGACAGTGAGGGAAAACAGCCGAGCCGGAGTAACGCCCGGCCTCACTCCTTAACCGCAGTGACAAAGAACGAGGGCACAACGTGACCGATAAGACCATCCAAGAATTGGCCGAGGACTTGGAACGCTGTCACAAGTCGTATGTGACCGCAGCCCAGAATGCGAGCGTTGCTCAAAATCACGCGACCGATGCGCTTAATAGGCTTAACTCTGCACAAAAAGCTTTCGAAGCACGCATGGAGACACTTCGAAAGAACGCGCCGCACGACTCGGATTGGGGCCGAGCGCGATTGAATCGGCACGCGCTGACACACGCTCAGACCTAGGAACGACCTCATGGGCAAGAAATCAAAAGCACACTGGCAAGCCGTTTGCGTTGAGTGGAATGCCGATAATCCCATCGGCACTAGCGTCACGCTGACTCGCGACAGCGGCGAGAAGATCGAGACAAAGACGCGCAGCGAAGCATATGTGAGCGACGCAGGTTACCCGGTCATTTTCCTGGAAGGGGTTACCGGCTATTACCTTCTCGATCGGGTAGCGAGGATCTACTGAGATCGTAATAGGGCATAAACGATGAGCGCTGAACTGCCAAATCTCTATACGGAAGAAGAGGTCGCCAATTACCTCAAGGTGAGTTCGGAGACTGTAGCACGTGAGCGTAGGCGTGGATTGCTGTCGCACACCAGAGTCGCCACCGAGATCCGCTTCACGGCAGAGCACATCGTCGAGTACCTAAAACGAAATGAAGTTTGCGCTGAGGCCGAACAGCCGAACAAAGAACAGGCAATCCCGGAACGATAATGGCTTCAGAACTCATACCACTCAACGAATGGGCGCGGCGTCGATACCCCACGAAGCCGCCGCACATCAACACCCTTCGACGTTGGGCGTTTGAGGGAAAGATATTCCCGAAACCAGAAAAACATGGCCGGTCTTACTACGTGCAAGAGCACGCACGGTATGTCAACGATTTCAACGATCCGGCATTCCTGGAGGCCATGCGTGGTTCCTCGTCGCCGCAGTAGCGCCAAGCGCGGATGGCCCGCCAATCTGTACGAGCGCCGCGGCTATTACACCTGGCGCCATCCCGTGACGCGCGAGGAATTCGGCCTAGGTCGCGATCGGGGGGCAGCCTTCACGCAGGCCATCGAAGCGAATTTGCACGTCGCGCAATTGATCGGTAAGCCGCGGCTCGTAGACCGCCTCACCGGGCAAGCCGATCGAAACGTCGGTAATTGGGATGAGAAGTATCAGGAGATGCTGGCCAAGGCGGACTACGCGCCCGTGACGCTGCGCCAATACAAAAGTCTCGGTAAGCGCATGGTCGCGATGCTGGGCGCGGAAACGCCGCTGCAATCCGTCAATGCGCTCACCGTCTCCGGAGTTCTTGAGAAGATCGCGGTCGGCGAAGGCAAGGCGCGACTGGCGCAAGCGCTGCGCATCTTCATGCGTGACAGTTTCCGAGAGGCGCGGGTACAGGGTTGGTACGTCGGCGAAAATCCAATCATCGACACCCGCCTCCCGATCGCCGTCGAAGTGAAGCGCTCGCGGCTTTCGATGGAGGTGTATCAGAAAATCTACGCGACCACGAGATTGCAGTGGTTGCGTAATGCCATGGATCTGGCGCTCGTCACCGGACAGCGCCGAGAGGATATCGCGAACGCACAATTTCGGGACTTCCGAGACAGCGCGTGGTGGCTTCAGCAGGCCAGCGAAAAATCAGAAAACCCGCATAAGCTCGTCATTCCCACCGAGATCCGATTGAACGCGCTTGGCAAATCCCTAGGGGATGTCCTGAGCCAATGCCGCCGGACTGGGATCGCAAGCCCCTACCTGATCCACCAAACAACCGCTCGCGGCAATAGCCCGCTCGGCCAGCAGATTTGGATCGACAGTCTGTCGAAACGATTTGCCGAGACCATCGCCGCATTGAAGCTCGACTGGGGCGGCAAAGAGCCGCCAACGTTCCATGAGATCCGCTCGCTGTCCGAGCGGCTGTATTCGGCCCAGGGCGACGTAAACACGCAGGAGTTGCTCGGCCACCGAGATCCCGAAACGACGGCCACGTATCACGATGCGCGCGGGTCGGAGTGGGTGCGTATCAAAATCGGGGGCACTGTATGAGCGCGCGCCGGTGGGAAAATAGTGAGCGAAAAGTGAGTCGCCACTCATGAGCGCGTGCAAGAACATGATTTCACACCTGAATTACGACCCTTCCGGTGTGCGCCGTCTGCTGCCCAAACAGACGAATAAGATTTTCATTTTTCCCAATTATTTCAATGCGCTAAGCGCAAAAAGAACCCCGAAAATGGGTGCTGTGAACACGCCAAAAGACAACAATCCACACCAATACAATCAATCGCGTATCGCTGTATATCGAACGGGAGCCTAGCCAGATGAAGCACACGAATAACGTCATCCCCTTTCCTCGCATCCACAAGAAATTCCGCGAAGGCCCGCCGAGCTGGCTGTTCACGCCCACCCTGGGCGGTCCCCGGTTCGGGCTACGGTTTGTAGCTCGCCGTTGATTCCATAGCACGTCGGAGCGCGGCATGAATCCCTGCGAAGCACCCTGTCCAAAGTGCGGCAGCGCGGACATCGTGCGCAAATTCCACAAGCGAGACGCGGCGCTGGGATCGGTCTGGGGCGATCCGCCGCTACCCGGCTGGTATGGCCGCGGAGCTACCGAGTACTTCGCCACGCGCGATCTGATCCATCACCACTGCCGGACGTGCCAATACGGATGGGTCGATAAGCCGCTCCCGCGACCAAAGCGGGCGGATACAGCCACCGAGGTTCAACTATGAAACCCGAGCCTGAAATGATGGACGCCTACAGACGTCCGCGACGCGTAGCGCAAGGTTGCCAGCATCAATTAGGTTGCCGGTGCGAGCCACCTTATTGGTTGCGCGAGCCGACGGCGATTGAGCTTGCGCGCGAAGAACACATGCGACGGCCGTTTAGTGCGACACCAGGTCAGGAGTAGCCATCGTGCCATACGTCGAAGTTCATGTAGATGCGGCAGAAGTTCTTCCTGAACTCGAAGAGAAAGATCTCGAGGCTGAGCTTCGCCGCCGAGACAATCTACGCGTGGATGTGAGCATGGACGCTCTGCTGCGAAAGGTTTACGAAGAATTCCGCATACGCGGCGACGCACCGGAATGTCTTCGAGACTATATATATCGACGAATAGGTCGCGTGCTATGAGAGGCAACGCTTACTTTCGTGATTATTACCATCGCACAGTGACACGGCGCCGTGTCCTTGCTCGCAAGGGCAAACAAACTCGGTATTGGCTACGCAAACTTCTCTCAGAACTTAGAAGCGCAGATAACGCGACAGCGGACCAATCATGAATAGGCGATTCAATCAGCCCAGCACGTTCAAGGCGGGCAGCCAGCCACCGAGTGGCTATGTCGCATGGCACGAATGGGCTGCCGCCCAGCATCGCGCAGGACTTCGACAGAAACAATGCCCAACTTGCGGCCTATGGCGCTATCCGCAGGAAATCTGTACGCATCGGAGTAAGCAGTGAACACATTCGTGACCATTTTCGGATGGATATGCCTCGGTGCAATTTGCGTCGCACTTTGTGCGCTGGTAGTGGTCGCAGCGGCAGAGAGTTGCCATCGAGCGCTTGAACGTTTCGAGTGGGCGATAGCAGCGAAGACCCGTCATGAAGTGGGTCGGTCAATCGGAGCAAGCGCATGGTGGTTCAGCGAATGTCCTGACACGTCCCTCGCGCTCCGCATTCTGGCCGAACGCCTAATCAATCAAGGCGCCGCCGATGCAAACGATTGGCGCCAGCAATGGCGAAACGCGCGTCAACCCTCGGACAAAGCCACGGAGAGTCAGCATGACTGACTATCGCCACAAGAAGACCGGCACGTTGTACCGGAAACTCAGCGACGCGATCGATTGCACGAACAGTCGGGACGGTACGCCTGTTGTGATCTACGAGAGACTGGCTGGCGTCAATGAACTGTATGTGCGTGACGCAAAAGAGTTCGATGAGAAGTTCGAACCGATCCAGTCCTCTGACAAAACTACAGGTGAACGAAATGCCTAGAGGATTCGATATTCCTCTTGAAGCTCTCGAAGCCGGGCGTGAGGCTGAAGAGGATAGGCTCAACCGATTGGCGGCTGGAAAACTGTGTGAGGATTGCCCGCCGCCTAATTACCCAACGGATCGCACGCGATGCCTTGAATGTCCGAGACGATCTGCCAATGGAACAGGACCTCGCGAATGAAGCCAAGCGAAGTCATATCGACACCGCGCGATCAGAATCGCCGAGGCCTCCCGCGGGAAGGAAATCAGCGTCGCGATGGCGGCAATGTTTCGCAAGCCTCTGTCTGGACCGCGAAACCGGCTATGGACTTTGCGGCCGCGCATTTCTGGGGCGCGTACCCGCGCGATTTTATTAAGTGGGCCTGCCAAGTAATGCAGTGCAGCCGACAAGAGGTTTTCCATCTTTGCTCTGGATCACTGCCAAAAGGCGAAGGTGCATTGCGCGTAGATATTCGTCCGGAGGTCGAGCCTGATTTAGTTGCGGATTGCAGGGCCCTGCCGCTTGGGAACGGTTGCGCGGCCGCGGTGCTGCTTGATCCGCCCTATTCTATTGAGTACGCACAGGACCTCTACAGCACCGAGTACCCGAGGCCTTCTGCTCTTCTTGCTGAGGCTGCACGCATCGCTAAATCTGGCGCGCCCATTGGCCTGCTGCATTTCCTGGTGCCATTACCGCCGGCGGACACGCGAATAGAGACCGTGTATGGCGTGACCACTGGACCGGGCTACCGTATTCGGGCTTTCACCATCTACCGCAAACAACAGGCTGGATTGTTCGAAAGCTCACCGTCCAGCGCAGACTCGAGCAAATGAAGCTCATCGACATTTGCGCTGGCATAGGAGGAATGTCCATTGGATTCGAGCGAGCTGGATTTCAAACCATTGCTTTCTGTGAGATCGACGAGCGATGTCAGCGTGTCCTCACAAAGCATTGGCCCGGCGTACCCATCTATCCAGACGCACGTAATCGCGATTGCGAGCCCCTGCCAGGATCTATCTGTCGCGGGCAAGCGGGCCGGGCTCTCCGGCTCGCAGAGTTCACTACTGTTAACGATCCTTGGATTGTTGCCGAGAATGTCCAGCATACGTGGCGCCGATGGGTGCCCGAACTGCGGCGCCGCTTGTGGTCCCTCGGGTATGCCTCTGTGCCAATTCAACTGTCGGCCGCAGATGTTGGCGGGCGACACCTGCGTCGACGAGTCTTTGTTATTGCCCACGCCGACAGCGAGCGCGTACGGCTCGTGTCGCGGTGGTGCAGCCGGGAGGGTCGGAAAGTGGCGAATGAGCTTGCACAGTCGTGGGATTCTGCACCCAGAGAACTGGGAGCGGATGATGGGCTTTCCGATTGGCCACACCGACGTAAGCAACTTGGAAACGCAATCGTCCCTCACTGCGCCGAGCTCGTCGCTCGAGCCATCAGAAGCTGTGTAACCGTGACACCGAGTCAAACGCATGAGTGATCGGATAATCAATTTTGCAGATATGGCATTCAAGCTCCGTGGCAAGAGCTACGGAATCGATGACCGCTGCGTCCATTTGAAAGTGACTTTGGACGATGAGGGCGGCATCGTGACTTGCGATGCGTGCGGCAAGCAATTGGACCCGTACATTACATTGCGGCGGATGTGCGAGAAGTGGGAAGACCATGCGCGGCAAACAAGGCTTGCGCGCGAGAAAATCAACGAGGACGCCAAGGCAATCATCACGCTCAGGGCTGCCAAGCTCATTCAGGAGGCATGGCGCAGCCGTACGATGATTCCAACGTGCCCCCATTGCCACGAGGCCATTCTGCCCGAAGATGGCTTTGGCAACAGTCGAGTGAATCGAGAAATGGAGTTGCGGCGGCGCGCGGTAAAGCGAAGCGCTTCCCCCACGGACGCGCAACGATGAAAAGGTTCAACGTAAAACTACCCGAACAATATTGGGAAGTCTTCGCAAAGGACGAGGCTGACGCGAAGGAGAAGGCTTGGGAGTCAGTCCGCGATACGGTAGGAATCGATGACTTTGTTGTTTCGGAATGGCAACCAGTACCTACAGAACCGACTCAGCCATGAAGTACGTTCTCGTCTTTCATTGGGTCTTTCTCGGCGGCGACTCGTCTGTGCACACTTCCGTGCATCCGTACACTTTCGACACGTACGCTCAGTGCGATGAATTTGCGCTCACGCAAATGGCACTGCCCGTACAGTTGCAGAAGACACTCTCCTATACGTGTCCGCCTGGAAACACGGCGTATGAGCTTCAAGGTCGTTCACCACAGAGGATAGATCCATGATCCCCGAAGAGTGGCAACCGACGCCGCACCTTTGTTTCGTGAATGGTGTCTTGAAGCAGAAATGGACGCGTAAATGCGTGGAGTATGAGCGCAGAGAACACTGGCAACCACACGCGATACGCCGGGAATGGATGGAAGCGGAATGGCGTTTCATTCCAAATATAGCCACTGAACCACAGACCGAGAATCAATCATGCTGACAGAACAAGAAGCGAACGACATGCACGTCATGGTTACGGAGATGGAAGATCGCGGCCTTGCCGCCGATCTTTTCACACTTGGCAGGCTCGCGGAAACCACTGGCGACGAATGGGAGCAATTGGTGCGCGAGTGCTTGTCTCAGTGGCGCCCGCTTGCCGAAGCATACGAGCCTCCGGCCGGCACCTGCCCGGCTCCCATCAATGGCAAGGCCGCTGTAAAGGAATGCATCGAGGCGGGATACTGCGGGTGCGACAATCGAGATCAGTCCCAACTAACAGAACAGCGATGAGCAAGTGATGAGAATCCCTAACGGCCCGGTACCGGAGGCAGTCGGTGAAACTCCGACGGCTTGCTCATCGTTTCAATTAAACGAGAGTAATCCATGAGCAACCATAGCGAACATCCATTCGATAGCCCGATCCCGGCGGCCATTGCTCAATGTCTTGAGCAACCGTTGCTAGGCGCCACCGGCCTGCATACCGAGGGCAAGCTCACGCCTCATGACGAGGGCGGCATTCAGTTCGCCATGGGCGTGAAGGACGGCAAGGTCTGCATCGACTTTGGAACGCCTGTGAAATGGATTGGCTTTACGCCAGAGCAAGCGCTCGATATCGCATCTGGTCTAATCAAGCATGCTAAGGATGCTGCACGCGGTACAGGATCAATACTGACTTTGAACCTTTGATCAGTTAACAGATGATCGGGGATCGTCTAATGGCAGGACATGAGCCTTTGGAGCTCGTAACGCAGGTTCGACCCCTGCTCCCCGAACCAGTGTCGCGAGTGGAGCAATTGCGTATGGCAGCCGAAGGCTACTACCGTATGACAACCCGTGAATCAATGTTCTTCTTCACTGGAATGGCGAGTGGTGGATTGGTGATTAGCCTGGCGATGGGATACACATTCGGCATTGTGGCCGGATTGTTCTCCGTCGTCATGGGAGTGATCATTCTTCGCGAGGATGGCAGAAGGCGCTCAAAAGGGCGTGCATCATGAGTGACGCCGTTCTGACAAATCTGAGACGCATATTGATCGACGCGCGGGACTTCGTAGGAAAGTCCCGCTGCTCTGTTGGGCATTCGGTCACCGATGTACTGGACTACGCGAAGCCCGGCCCACTGCATTGCGTTTACTGCAAGGCGCAGGCGGAGCTTCATGAGAAGCTTGTCGTAGCTATTTCACAGGCAACCACTCAAGAACCCAAGCCCCCGCACGAGCGCGAGCCACCGCACTGCGCAAGTTGCTCGTGTCATATGTCCGCCGCCGAAGCACAGCATCACGCCTTGAATGAGAAAATTACAGAGCTTCCATCGGAGCTAAGGCGAGCGGCAAAGATCAGCACCAGCGGTTACTGGGCCGGGGTATTGCTCGAGGCTGCGGATGAAATTGAGGCGGCAAGAAGAACTACTGCCAAACCGAAAGGCGAACTCGACATTCTGCAACGCGAGAATGCTGCCTTGAAGGAAACCACAGCGAAGCCATGAATATGCAGCGAGAACGCCCGCCCCGAGAAAAGGACTGGAATACAGTCGTCGCCGATGACCTGCGCCCTGCTGGCAATGGCAAGGATTGCTTCTACTGCGGCATCCCGCTAGGCGGGCAGCACAAAGACGATTGCGTGATCCGCGAGTGCGCTGGCCAGTACACCGTCGCGATCCGCAAGAACGACACAGGTGAGGTGCGGTTGTTCCGGTACGACATGGAATGGGATGACACCAGCATGTACCAATGGA